TATGTAAAGGTGATAAACGAAAGTGCCGTTCATGAGACCGTCAATCGGGTTATCAGCCGGGTTAAAAGCGGCTTCGCCATCAATCAAAGCGCCGGCCGTCTTCAAACTGCCCAGGAAAACATTGTCGGTTTGGAGGACGGCTTCGATGTTGCGGAAATTGCCGGCGTTATCGACATATTGCCAGAGGGTCAAAACCAACGAATTACCGATAAATTGTTCGGTCCGCTGGATCGCTAAAAATTGATCTTTGATATCGCTATCACCCGGGTAAGCCGTGGTTTGGTTGCCCCACAAACGCCAACCGCCAGTGATAAAGTTTTGGACCGTAGCCACGCCAACCGAGTTCAGGTAATTGGCTTGTAACGGCGTAATCACAATCGGCGTGCCGTTATCAAGCACCGGCGTGTCCATGGCCACCGGTTTATTGGACGGGCTTACATAAGGAATATTGCCGTTAGCAAAATCGGTCAGGCCGGCCGTAACCGCGGCTTTGACACTGAGCCAGCATTGACTCCCAGAGAGCGACACTTGGGGCCAAAGCGCGTAAAGATGGTTACTCGCCAGGTCATTGGCATCTTTCCAATCGCTAACCTGGGTCCAATTAGTGCAACCTTTCGAGCTCGAATCAATATCGACAAAGGCCACGCATTCGAACACGTCAGAAATATTCTCGGCCTTGGCCTGTAACGCCTGAGCTACACTAGCAATGTGGCTAAAGCCTGGCGCTAGTAAAATGCCGGGCACCAATCGGAACATCGGGTAAAGCTCTTCCACCAATTGAATCCCGGTATAAGAACCATCGGCTTGGGTTCCCCCGATAATCTGAGATGCACCGATTACCCCCACGTTAGCTATCGCAAAACTGATCGACAGTTGCGTTGCGGCCCCGATCGATCCGCCGGAAAGGACGGTCAAAATCAGTTCGGCGAAGGTGTCATCGGCATAATTGAGAACGTAATCGGTGTTATTGACGTAAGTAACCGTTTTAGCCGCATTTTGAACCACTACCGAGGTCAGGATAATATCGGCCGTGTCCATGATCACTTCGCTTTGATTGATGTTGTAAAGCGAAGCCGGGATTTGGGTGTAATTGTTCAGTCCGGCCGGATCATAGACGTTGATAAAAGCGTTCGGGCCGATGTTATGAAGCAAATAAGCTTCGTTGATTAGGGCGCTAGTTGTCCATTTCCTAAAATCGCTTGAGAACCCCAACGCATTAGACCCATCCGCGGCCGAGCCGTTCACAGCGTCCTGGTAGGAACTGGTCAGGATCAATTTATTAACCACGGTGGCGTAAGGACTGACGCCCGATCCGCTTCCGGTTCCGGCCCAAGCGCTGTAGGGTTTCCACCCGAATTGGGGGAGTGTGTGAACCGGGGCCGTGCCGATGCAAACCGGGGTTGAGGCGTCCGCGTATACCGTCGCCACGGTTGCCGTAGGGACTTCTTGCCAATAGACGCCATGTTTAAAAAGCGAAGTAGATGCGGGCATAAAGAATCGGAAAAATTACGTTTATTTGGATCTGATTATTCCCGGTAAAATTAGGCCCGGCCGGGTTGACCTCCGGGGAACGAGCACGGTTGTGGAACGCCGGATAGCATGCTGAGCCTTGCCCATCTGGCGATTGGCTTGTGTAAACTGGCGAATAGGAACGAAAAAGCTTTTCAGGATCGGCCGAACTTCCAAAAGCTGTTTCACCGGCGGAGGCATTTCATCCCAGGACACGAACGTTTGGTTACGTTGCAATATCCCGTGGCCTTGGCTCGGCCCGATAAAAACAATATTGGATTCTTCCTCTGGCATCGAGAGAGAAATACTCGAGCTCTAGAAACTAAGCAGCGTTGCCCGGTTCGGGTTAGCGCATCTGCCAGCCGGAATAATCTTCGCCAGCTACCCAAGAATAATCTTTGCCTTCGTCCCAATCCGGCGTGGCGACCTGGAGCGAATAATGGGCAAGCACCAGGCCGAAATAGAGCGGATGCGAACCGGCCGGCGGCATGATCCGCTGCCAATTAATCCACGGTTCACACAAAGCGAATCGATCTTCTAAAATCCGTTTATCCCAAAGCTTGGTACGGAAAAGCTCGACCAGGTTAAGCACGTCCCGGTGTCCCTGTTTATCTTCGGCATCATCCCAGGTTATAATGCCAATCTGAACAGATACCCGGCCGGCAAACCCGCCGTCTTTAAGTTTGAAATCTTCGCCTTCGGTAGCTTGCACAATCAATGCCGGCGCTCCGGGAATCCGGTCGCTATCGATTTCCCCGGTGACGTTGCTCGGCATATCGCCGGCCACGACAGTTGGCGGCCCGGCTTCGAGCTCGGTCCAACCCTTGTTTTTGCGAGTTACTCGTTTGAGCCGGAGGTTGCGCGTCCAAAGAGTGGCATGATTGACCACGCAATCTTCGAGCAGCGGCAACGAACTGCCCGGAACGTGAACGCCGGCAATTTTGACCAATTCAGCCATTTTCCCTTTTAGAATTACTCGGCTAACCCCGTATCCGGTTCTTCTTTGTCGGCTTTGCCTTTGGCCAGCCAATAAGCTATTTGGCGGTTAACGGCTTTTGTGAACGCTTCCTCGGCGGCTTCCATCACCAGTTTCTCGCTCCGGGTCGCGTTAATCATTTCGCTTGCCGCCCCGGTGAACATTTCCCGGATCGGTTGTTTCCAATAACCGATGTAATGACCGCGCAACATTCGCCGCTTGTTGCCGTAACGCTCAAAGATCCCGACGTGGCCACTGTCCATGATCGCCATGAAAGCGTGTTGAACCTCGACCGCGGTGCCGGTGCGAATCTTGACCACTACGTTCTGGGTTTTGCGGGCTACAACCCCGAAAACGAACATCGGGAACCGGTTGGCTACCGAAGTTAAATTGCCGCTCGGATTGGTGCCCGGAACCGAAAAATTCATTCGGAACGTTTTATACAGATCACTCTGTTTAACGGCGTAAACTTCGCGCACAGCCCGGCCGATCTGGGTCCGCGATTTGCGGATCGCTTCGTTGATTGCCCGGGATGCGGCTAACGGTAAAGCTTTGGGATATTCTTTGAGCTCGGCGCTTAACCGGTCAAAATCTTTGACCCCGGCCACGATCATTTTAAGCGCCTCCGTGACTCGAGAGATAAAGCCGGTAATAGATATTGCGGACGTTCTCCACTTTCCGGATCCGCCATTGCGTGTCACGCGGAGAATAGATCGTTTCGTTCGGACACGGTTCCCGAGGCAGGTCACAAGCGCGGATCGTTAACACCACGTCAGCGTCATAATAAGCCGCGGAATTCACTACAAAAGTGTGATCACGCAAAATGTCGGTACGCCAGAAAACCGGGATCGATCGGATAGTTAGGCCGCCGGCGCCGTCTGCCGTCCCGATTTCGCGGCAATCAGCGAGTTCGGAGGGATCAAAAATCGAATTAACAACGTCCTGCCCGAAATCCGATAAAAGCGACATTCGGCCGAAATCACGAAATGGTAATTACCGCCCACTCGGTCAGATCCTGGGGCACAGTCAAAACCCGCGAATACATTTCGAGATAACGTTTACTTGGTTTGATATCAGCGAACACCCGGGGAACGCGTGGCGTGTCCACGTAAGTCTCGAAACTGCCGCTAGCCGGGTCTCCTTGCCATAAGGTAATGGCGCCGTAATAGAGCAGATTACTTGAACTATTGTTCCCGATAAGAACGGTTTTACTCGGGAGAAAAGGCGTTGAATTGCCCGTAGCCGGGTTGATGTACCAATCAGCGTAAACGTAAATATCCAGGTTCGGTTCGCGCAAATGGCCGGCGAAATAAACCGAGTCGTTCATCATCTCGGGTTTGATCACGCCGATCTGTGACCCCGAATCGCCCCGGTAAGCTTGAAAAACTTTCGTGACCTGGGCGTTGTTCATGAAAATATCGAAAGCGTCCGGATCCATTACAACCAGGTTCGGCCAGATCGTCGATTGCTGAGCCACCTGGTAATGAGCGTTTTTGAGGTCTGTAAGCGGACTACCAGCGGCACTCCAGGGACCGCTCGGCGTAATGTTATTAATCGTTTGGCCTAGGGCCGCGGCGAAATTGATCTGAACTAAGATATCGCCACCTACCGCCGGCAAATAACCGTTGACTGCGCCGGTAAGGAGAGTTTGTGCGGCCATGACTTCCTCGGCCCGGCCAACGAAGGTGTCTAACTCGAGCAAGTCCGTATTGATAATTTCCGCGGCTCGGTCAACCGGTCGGCGTGCCGTATAAGGACTTTCGCCGATATAACGCCGGATCAAATCGTCCACGGTTAAAACCCGGGATCCGCCCACTTCCGGCGCGATAAAATCACGGGTATCGAATCCTTGACGCTGGATCACCTGCGGCCCGGTGTTTTTATCGATAAACTTGGCGGCTAAACGCTGTTGTTTGCGATAATCGATCTGGAC